TTGTTTTTCCTGCAGATGTAGTGCGATATATCGGCCTTGAAAATTTAATGCGTATGCGGCAAGAAGCAAAGCAAGGTTTGTCGCAGATGGAAGCTATGGGTCAGATGGGTAATAGCGAAGAAGCTGTTGTGCAAGATGACTTGCCATTTGATATGTATGACCTTGACGTGGATGAAGAAGAAGAGTATAATAGTGAAACTAAAAACTACCAAGTAGGTGGTTATGTACCACCATCTGTTCCGCAACAGCCATATAATCAGCCTACACAAGTAGACCCACGTACAGGAACATACACACTACCGGGTACAGGCATTGCTGGCTATCAAGTTCCTAGTGGTGGACAGACAGGTTACACATCTTATGGTGGTGCAACACCGTATTTCCAGCCTGTACAGTTTACTGGTCCACAGTTTCAAACAGCTTTGCAAACAACTAACTTGCCTACCTTTGCTGAAACAGTTGGCAGCAAGCCGGGTCAGTATGATGAGTTACGTACATATATAAATGATGCTGGTCAGACATTACAAATACCATTTAAAGATGGTAGACCTATTTATCCAATACCTGAAGGCTATCGTCCTATTGGGGACCAGCCAGCACCAGAAGAAGCACCTACCACTGTAACACCTACTCTTGGTCAAACACAAGTTAGGGAAATAGGTGGAGATAACAGTACAGGAATGGATGGTAAAACGCCCGGAGGTATGTTTGGTGGTAATGCAAATACATTAAAAAGTTCAGCCTATACAAGTGCAGTAACAAATTTAGGTTTATCTCAACTAACAAGTCTTTCTCCTACTGTGGGTTTAATGGGCGCAATAACAGGAAAACCTACAGCTAATGATGTTGCTATAGCATCTAATACAGCTAGAAATACAGTAGTAAATGCTTTTGGTCTTACTGATGTATCTGCAGCTTCGGTAAGTGAACTAGACGCTATTGGTTCTGCAATGAATGTAGTTTCTAACTTTACTAGCATAGGACAAACCGCACCAACAGAATTGGCTGCCGCAACTGTAGCTAAATCTATAGCAGATGCAATAAAGACAAATAAAATGTCTGTTGAACAAGCCGATACTTTGTCAGGTCTTGGAATGGATAGCAGCGGCGCATTAACCGACAAAAACGGTAATAGCGCATATAATGAAGATGACCCCGGCACTGTAAATCCTGATTTTGACCCTGAAGCATTAGATGCTATAAATGCATATGCCGAAGCTATGGCAACAGATGATGATGAAGATGATGAAGCAGATGATGCGGCAGCGGCTGCCCAAGCAGCAAAAGATGCTGGTGTTACAACAGGACAGGGAATAGCAGGTATTGAGTCACAAGGTGTTGCTCCGGGTCCGGGTGCGCCAGCAGCGAGCGATAAGGGTAAAGAAGGTGGCTCTATGGCTGACAGAGGCGGTGGTCCCGGTGTTGGTGGTGGAGACAATGCTGACGGTTCTAAAGGTGGTGGTGCAGTTGGCGGCGGATGCTTTGAAAAAGGCACACTATTCAAAATGGCAGATGGCACAACTAAATGTGTTGAAGATATTAAGCCGGGAGACAAAATGTATAAAGGCGGCTTAGTGTATGCGGTTATGCAAGGTGATGGTCTACTAGAAGACTGGTATGACTATAAAGGTATACACGTAACTTCTGCACACCCTGTGTTAGACAAAGGTACATGGAAACGTGTAGGTGAAACATCCTCTAAGAAAGCTATTGATAAACGTGAAATTTATTACAGCTTAATGAATATCAACCATTTAATGATAGCTGAAAATGGTACAGAGTTTACAGACTTTGTTGAAATCAGCGCAGATATAGGTGGTCGTGGTGAATGGATGATGGAAATGCTAAATCAAAAACAAGCAGCATAGAACATAACACAAAAGGTCCAACATATAAGTACATAGCTATATGGAATGAAAACACTAATTGTGTCAATCATTTTATGGTACATAAACAAGCTAATATTTCTATACCTTTAGATTTTGTGTTGCACAATTTTTATAAATATTCTTACATGACTGAGCAACAATGGTTAAGATTTTATAAAGGTTGCTGGGATATGATGGAATAAAATACTGCTGTAGCTGCAGTTTAACTAGCTACAATTAGTTGGCTACTCACTCCCCACACCCGACAGTGTGGCTACAGTGGCCCCAACAAAAGGAAGTACACAATGGCAGAACAAGCTATTATGGCTGAAGAAATGCAGCCCGAAAAAAAGATTGCGTTTGCAAATCGTAAATACAGCAACGAAGAAAAACGCAAGATGGAAGAAGAAGAACTAGAACAGTTGATGAAAGAACAAAAGGGTGAGGTAGAGCAAGAGGCTACTGCTGAACCAGAAGAAGCTGAACCTACTAGCGCAGAAGAAAAAACATTTAAGAAGCGTTACTCTGACTTGCGTAGGCATCAACAACAACAGTCTGAAGAGTTAAAGAAAGAAATTGAAGCACTCAAATCTCAACTCAGTCAAGCTGCACAGAAGGAAATGAAACTGCCTAAGTCTGACGAAGACATTGAACAGTGGGCAGCAGACTACCCAGATGTAGCAGCTATCGTTGAAACAATTGCTATGAAGAAAGCACGTGAACAGTCAACAGCACTGGAAGAACGTATGAAAGCAATTGATGAGTTGCAGAATAGTGCCACTAAAGAAAAAGCTGAAGCAGAACTAATGCGTATTCACCCAGACTTTGGTGACATTCGTGATAGCGATGACTTCCACGAGTGGGCTGAAGAACAGCCTAAGTGGGTACAAGATGCATTGTATGATAATGACAACGATGCACGTTCTGCTGCTAGAGCCATTGATTTGTACAAAGCTGACAAAGGTATTAGTAAAGACAAGCCTAAGTCAGATAAAGCTGCAGCTAAGTCTGTATCTACAAAGAACTCACGTAGTAAGCCACAAGAACAAGAAAGCACTACGTACCTAAAAGAGTCGCAAGTACAAAAAATGTCAGCACAAGAATACGAAAAGCGTTCAGATGAAATCATGGAAGCTATTCGTTCTGGTAAGTTTGTATATGATGTATCTGGCTCTGCTAGATAAGTATATAAAAAAGAGTTGACAAGTAGTTATTTTTAAGTATAACTATAGTCAGGTAAGTGTAACTGAGATAGCTACTTAGTTACATTTACAATCAGCAAACAACAATAACCCTTTCGGATTACCTGATAAACATGGCCTGTTGAATAGTTGGGCGGCCACCTAACTAGAATACACACCCTACGTTATTCAGCCTCTGCTAAGACTTGTAATGTTTGCATCTGTAAAATGCTAAATTAGGAGATTTTAACATGGCATTTACTACTGCTAGTGGTTATGGTAATCTTCCTAACGGTAATTTTTCTCCCGTAATTTACTCCAAACAGGTGCAACTTGCTTTCCGCAAGGCCGCTGTTTGTGAGGCAATCACCAACAATGACTACTTTGGTGAAATTGCACAAATGGGGGATTCCGTTAAGATTATCAAGGAACCCGAAATTACAGTTAAGGCTTACGCCCGTGGTACAACAATCACGCCGCAAGACCTTGACGATGAGGACTTCAGCCTGACAATTGACAAAGCTAACTACTTTGCATTTAAGGTTGACGACATTGAAGAGGCACACAGCCACGTAAACTTCCAGTCTCTGGCAAGTGACCGTGCTGCGTACCGTCTTGCTGACCAGTTTGACCAAGATGTTCTTGGCTACTTGTCAGGTTTTACGCAATCAGCTTTACATAGCAATGCTGACACAGCAAATACAACCGTCAATGGTTCAAAAGCTGTAAGCACTGCTGGTTCAGACGAATTGCTTGCAAGCATGAAACTAGATGCCAGTGACTTTAACGCTGGTTCAGGTGGTAACTCTATTGCTCTTGCAGCACGGAGTGGTAACTCTGCAGCACCTACTGCTGCTGGTAACGCTAACCCACTATCTGTGATTGCTCGTATGGGTCGCAAACTCGACCAGCAAAATGTGGATACCACAGGTCGCTGGCTTGTAGTTGACCCGGTATTTGCAGAACTTCTGAAAGACGAAGACTCACGGCTGTTTAATGCCGACTTCGGTGGTTCAGGTCTGCAAAATGGTCAAATGGCTGGTTCATTACATGGCTTTACTGTTCATGTTTCTAACAACCTACCATCTGTTGGAACTGGTCCTTCTACTGAAGCAGACACCAATTCATCCAACTATGGTGTGATTGTTGCTGGTCACTCTTCTGCTGTTGCTACTGCAGAGCAGATTAACAAGACCGAAACATACCGTGACCCCGACAGCTTCGCCGACATTGTTCGGGGTATGCATTTGTATGGTCGCAAGGTTCTCCGTCCAGAGGCTCTTGTCAACGCCATCTACAACGTACGTTAAGGGAGGATTGAAAAATGGCTGCAACAACAACACTGTTGGCAACGACCAATACTAATCATGGCCCTACTTACGGTGTAAGTTCACGGGTAAAACCATACTTGATAGAGCAAACAATCAACTTCGCTGACCAGAATATTGATGCCAATGGTAGCACCATTGAATGTCTCGATATTCCCGCAAACTGCATTTGTTTGTTTGCTGGCATTGAAGTTACAACTGCTCTGACCAACACTGCGTCAGATGCTACTGTGGATTTAGGTCCAAAAAGTGGTGATGTAGATGCGTGGGTAGACGGTTTTGACATTGACGGGGCATCCGCAGGTACATACGCAACTGTACTTGTAGCAACCGCAAATCCACAAGTTGTGGACGGTGCTGACCCTATGCTGCTTACTTTTGCAGGAACTGCAGGTACAATTAGTGCTGGCGTTCTGCGAGTCTTTGCAGTAGTCATGCCTGTTGGCGGTCTGGATAAAGCTACAGACGTAGCACGTGACCAAGCCTAACATAACATGAGGGGGCAGGGCAACTTGCCCCTTCACTTTCATTAAGGATATAACATGGCATATGATTTTCTTGGCTTAGTAAATGCAGTGAACAGAAGGCTGAATGAGGTAGAACTCAGTTCAGCTAATTTTGCTTCGGCTACAGGCTTTTACTCACAAGCTAAAGATGCAGTTAATGCCTCTATTAGATATTTAAATCAATCAGAATACTTTTGGCCTTTTAATCATAACACACAAGAAACAACTTTAGTAGCTAATACTAGCCGTTATGCATTTCCTGCAGATGCTAAAGTTATTAATTTTAAGTCTTTTCGTATTAAAGAAAATACCTCATTAGGTAACGCCACCACACGACTTACTGAAATTGCATACGAAGATTATTTAGATAGATATGTAGAACAAGAGTACAGTTCATCTCTTGGTCAGGGTGTGCCTACCCAAGTAGCACAGGCACCTGACCTTAAATTTATTATGACACCAGAGCCAAACAAAGCCTATGAACTGGTCTATGAGTATTATAACTTTCCAACAGATTTGTCTGCAGCGACAGACGTTCCCACAATACCAGAAAGATTTCAACATATTATTGTAGATGGTGCAATGCACTACGGGTATCTTTTTAGAGGTAACACACAAGACGCATTGGTAATGAAAGAAAAATTTGACGAAGGTATTAAGCATATGCGTTCACAACTTATTAATAGAACACCATACGTAAGGTCGTATATGCTTACTGGTGCTACAGGCGGAGCAAGTACAGGCTTCGGTATTTAAGAGGCTATCACAATGGATGCATGGCAAACCTATCCAGTCGAGTTTCGTGGTGGTCTTATAACAAACCTTTCCCCTTTGCAGCAAGGTACAAACGCACCGGGAAGCGCACGAATACTACGTAACTTTGAGCCTTCTGTTGAGGGTGGTTACAGACGTATTGAAGGGTATGATAAATACGATAGTGCTATTATTCCACCTTATGGCGCACCTGTAGTACACGGTGCTAGTCAAAGCGGTACAACTTTAATAGTAGCTTCAATACATACTACACCAGTTGCTGGTGATACATTAGAAATAGCAGGAGTTACTGGCACTTATACTATTGCATCTGGTGGTGTTACATTCGATGCTACAAATAACAGAGCCACATTAACTCTTACAACTACATTAGCCAGCAGTCCTGCAAATGCAGCGGCTGTAACTTTTAAAACAACAACATCTAATTATTTAGCTATAGGTGTTGCAGCATGGGAAGACAGTGCCGTTGTCTGTAAAAATGCTGACATATTTAAAACTGGTGGCAGTGGCTTTACAAAGATTAACGTGCCTGATTATGGTACACCACTTGTAAATGGTGCTAGTCAAACTGGTAGCAGTCTAATAATAGATGGTTTGGATTCTGCACCACAAGCAGGTGACGCATTTAAAATTGCTGGTGTAGATTTAATTTACACAGTCACAGCAAACGCAACAGTGTCATCAGGCGGTGCTACATTAGCAATTAACCCAGCACTTGCAAGTAGTCCAGCAGATGATGCAGTAATTACTTTCTTATCAACAAGCAGAGAAAATGCCAACAAAACTAGATTTGCTAAGTATAACTTTAATGGCACGGAAAAGATTGCAATTGTTGATGGGTTAAATGAACCAGCACTTTATGACAATACTACGTTTACAGTATTATTAGATGCACCTACAGATGTAATTGGTGCAACCTTTGTAGCAGAAGTTAAAAACCATTTATTCTTTGCTAAAGGTACGACAGTAACATTTACTGCGCCGTATACAGACACAGACTTTTCAGCAGCCAATGGTTCAGGAAGTATAAATGTTGGTGGTACAATTACTGCACTGACTGTGTTTAGACAACAATTAATTATCTTTACTGAAAACAGTATTCACCAGCTAACAGGCACTACCATTGCAGACTTTTCACTGCAGCCAATTACAGTAGACATTGGATGTATTGATTCAGATACTGTACAAGAAATAGGTGGTGACGTAATGTTTCTTGGCCCAGACGGGTTAAGACTACTTAGCGGAACAGATAGAATAGGCGACTTTGGATTAGCTGCCGTATCTAAAACAATCCAAAATACAATGACAGGTTTTATTTCTGCAAACACGTCATTTACAAGTTGTGTAATTCGTGAGAAGTCACAGTATAGAATACTGGGTTATAACAATAATATTACGCAGGAAAATGCTCAAGGTATACTAGCAACACAGTTTGCGCCTCAAGGTGGTGAGGGCATGGCTTGGGCAGAGACACGAGGCATACGGGCTTACGTAGCAGATAGTGACTATAACCAAAACGTAGAAGTAGTATTATTTGCAAATGATGATGGCTACTTATATCAGATGGAAAGTGGCAACTCGTTTGATGGTTTAAATATTCAAACTACCTTTGCTACACCGCATTTGCCAATCAGTGACCCACGTAAACGCAAGACATTTTACAAACTGTTTTTGTATACTGACCCGCAAGGTAGTGTCGCATTTGATGTAAGTTTGAAGTTGGACTTTGATAGTCAGGGTACAATACAACCCGCACCAATTAGCATCTTGAACACGCAGGGTACTGTTGGTTTCTTTGGTAGCGGAACATTTGGTGTCACACGATTTGGTACAAAGCTACTAAAACTATTTCAGACACAAGTTGTTGGTTCAGGATTTACAGTGTCATTTCAGTTTGAATCAAATGACCAAAACCCACCATACTCAATTGATGCACTGACAGTTGAATATGGATTAAACGATAGAAGGTAAAAACTATGGGAACAGGCTACACTAGAACCGATACCATCAATAATATTGCTGATGGTAACATTATTAACGCCGCTGACTTTGATGGTGAATATGATGCCATTGAAGCTGCCTTTAATAGTAGCAGTGGTCATACGCATGACGGAACATCTGGTGAAGGTGGTCCTGTTACTGTACTTGGACCTGCCCAAGATTTTGTAGCAAGCACTACAGACATTAAACCAAAAAGTAATAACACATTAGATATAGGTACAACAGGACTAAAGTTTAAAAACTTACATCTTCAAGGCACAGCTAATCTTCCCACTGTAGATATTGATGCAGGTGCTATTGATGGGGCAATTGTTGGTGCTAATTCTGCTGCAGCAGGTACGTTTACTAATCTTACAGCAAGTACAAATTTGACACTGGCAAGCGGTGCTACAGTCACTGCCATCCTTGATGAAGACAATCTTGTGTCCAATAGTGATACGTCACTAGCTACACAGCAATCAATCAAAGCATATGTTGATGGGCAAATAGCTGGTGCTAACGAACTTAGTGAAATACTAGCTAACGGTAATGTTACTGCTGGCACAGGCATTGACCTTATTGACAATGATAAGATTAGATTTGGTACAGGTAATGACCTAGAAATATTTCACAATGCAAGTGATAGCATTATTAATGACGCTGGCACTGGCAGTCTTAAATTACAGCAGGGCGGTGCAACAAAGCTAGAAGTTACATCAACAGGTGTTACAGTATCAGATGACCTTGTAGTAAATGATGATGTGTCATTATCTTCTGATGCTGCTGTTATTAATCTAGGTGCTAACGGTGAGGTAACGCTTACACACCAAGCTGATGTCGGTGTTCTACTTGATGTAGAAAATGCTACTACCAACGGTGTTACAGATGTACTAAAGCTGCAAGCTAAAAGCACAGGCACACCTGCTGTGGGTATTGGTGTAGGTGTTGAGTTTTCAACTGAGACTGCAGCAAGCACAATTGAAACAGGTGGTGTTATTGAATCCGTAGCTACAGGTTTGACACCTACATCTGAAGAATTTGACATGGTATTCAAAACTATGTCAGCGGGTGCTACTGCAGCAGAACGCTTGAAGCTAAATGGTAGCGGTGCAACCATTGGTAATATTAATGTTGACGGTAACACTATTATCAGCACAGATACCAATGGTAATATTAATTTAACACCAAACGGTACTGGCGAAGTAAACATTTCTAAAGCTGATATTGATAGTGGAACTATTGATGGTGTTACAATTGGTGCAAGTAGTGCTATTACAGAATTGCAGGTAGACAATCTAAACTTAAATGGCAATGCTATTACATCTACAGATACTAATGGTAACATTGCACTTACACCAAATGGCACTGGTGAAGTTGACATTACTAAAGTAGACATTGCTGGTGGTGAGATTGATGGCACAACAATTGGTGCTAACAGTGCAGCGGCAGGTACATTTACTAACTTGACCGCAAGTACAAACTTGACACTCGCTACTGGCGCAACAGTAACAGCTATTCTTGACCAAGACAATATGTCTTCTAACAGCGACACGGCTCTTGCTACACAACAATCTATTAAAGCATACGTAGATGGTAGCTTGGGTGCAGCTAGTAATGTGTCTGACACAGGTATTGTGTTTGATGGTTCTACAACAGGAGATAGCGTTACAACTACTCTTGCCATTACAGACCCGACATCAAACAGAATCTTCACATTTGCAGATGAATCAGGAACCGTGTCTACACAGGCATTCGCAAATGGTGCAGCAGTAGCACTAGCTATCGCATTAGGATAATAAAAAGTACTTGACAAACCATATAAATTATGGTATAATTAATGTACATTAGGAGTAAATAATGGCAAACGCTTTTAAGCTAAAAACATTCTCTGCTACACATGGCGCATCAGGAAGTGGTACTGCTGCTAATACTGATATGACTATATACACAGGTAAGTCTGGAACAGAGACAACTATTATTGGGATGTCTATTGCTAATATTGCAACATCACAGATAACTGTCGATGTTAAGATAGAAAGCGACACATCTGATACTGAAGTAAATAAAAACGTATTCTTAATAAAGGATGCGCCTATTCCTGTAGGTGGTACTCTTGTGCCAATCGGTGGGGATCAAAAGGTAGTGCTTCTTCATACAGATGTATTAAAAGTACAATCTGATACTGCAAACAGTGCAGATACAACATTGAGCATTTTGGAGATTACCTAATGCCTTATCTTGGCTTATCACCAGCAGTACAAACCACAGCAATGGCCTATCAGGACTTCGGCACACAAAGCGGTACATCCTTTGTACTAGACCATCCTGTAGCTAACGCTTCAGAAATTGAGGTGTTTGTAAACAATGTTCGTCAAGAACCAACGGTTGCTTATACTGTATCTGGTACTAGCCTAGCTATGACAGGTACAGTAGCTAGTACAGATGATTTCTATGTGGTATTTCAAGGTAAAGCCCTTGTAACATCTAGCACTGGGGGTGGTGGCGGCACATTCAAGGGCGAGAACGGTGAGATTAACGCTGGCGGTGGTGACATCTTCCGTGTGCATCAGAAGCAGCTAGACACGAACACAACCATTGATGCAGATGAAAATGCACTTGCTGCTGGCCCACTAACTGTAGCAACAGGGGTAACGCTGACGGTAACATCCGGCGGTAATCTGGTGATAGCATGAGCGAGTTAAGAGCAGACACAATCACAGCCAGTAATGGCACCAGTCCAGTCACGTTGACTAAGCAGAGTGCGGCGAAGGTACACGCACACTACAATCAAGACACTGATACAGTTAACACAAGTTTTAATGTTTCCAGCATTGCAGATAATGCACCAGGTGACTCGCAGTGTAATTATACATCATCTCTTGATGCGGTTAATTATTGTTTGCAAGTCAGTGGTAAAACAGATGACAATAATACAGACAGCACGGGTAACAGATTATTTGTACTCCCTTATGAAAGCACTGCTAGTAACGGTTCCGCTTTTTGTACAGACACCGGAGGAACTGAGCGTGACCCCAAGATTTTGTGTTATACAACGCACGGAGACTTAGCATAATGAGTGAGATAAAAGTAGATACCCTCACTGGCAAGACCACTGCTAAGACTGTCACCGTGACTGTTGGTGCCACCGCTACACAGTCTCTTGAACAGGGGTTGGCGAAGGCGTGGGCAGATGTATCATCTGTTACTTCGGTTGGAGATAGTTTGAATGTTTCATCTTTAACTGATGATGGCGGTGGCGCACCAAATGATTATACGATTGCATACACTAGCAATATGGGCAGTGCTAATTTTAGTGTAACTGCAACTGTAGATGCCAATGCGTCTAGAGTTGCAGTAGCAGATAATAAATCTGCAAGTGGATTTAGTTTAAATGTTTACGTTTCTAACAGCGTTGGTACAGCTACTGGAAACACTGCTGATTTCACAGTTCACGGAGGCTTAGCATAATGGCAGGTAAAATTGTAGCAGATACGCTGGAACACAGCACCGCTGGGTCAATCGCCACGAACTATGTTGTGAATGGTAGTGCGAAGGCGTGGTCACATTATTCTGGTACTGGCACAACTTTCAATAATTCACTGAATTTAAGTTCGGCTGTAGATAATGAGGAAGGTGACTATTCTGCAAATTTCTCGTCATCATTTTCTGATGCGTATTATTCAGCAACAAATGGTTCTGTTGAAAGCAGCAGTGGTAGAGGAACGGTTTTAAGAGGCAATAATTTTTCTCACACTACATCTTTGTATAGACATAAGTATGGTTTAACAACAAACACAGCCGGTGGTGGTGTGATTGATAGTGATATAAATAATGTGCAGATTACAGTTCACGGAGACTTAGCATAATGCAGACACCAGAGTTTCAAGGCACTCACCTGTTTGACCGTCTGTGCTGGGCAAAAGAAAACTTAGACGGTGTGCAGTCAGACTATCGGGTGGTTTACGAGGACAGTGTAGATGAGTGTGCCAAGATACTTGTGCCTGACCCTAACTGGCTGGCGTGTGCATTACAGGGCGGTATCCTGCCACCTGTCTGGGTGTACTGGGAGTTGGCAAAGGACGAAGCACAACCAGATTTCAAGAAGCACACTCGTGGTTATCTGTTACATCAGACAGAGCCAGTTGATGCTATGACTGAAGAAGAGGCTATTGAGTATTTAATTATGAAAGATTGCCCACAGTCTGTCTGGCAAAGTTGGGATGAGGGTAATCGCCCAAAGATGGTAATCTGCCGCAAGGAACAGTTACCACAAACTCGTGAGTGGAGAAACGCTTGGCGTATCTCTGATGATTTAGAATTAGCAGCATAAGGAGTAAATCATGGCTGTAACAACATACATTGTTGACAAGGACGGTAATCAGATTGATGCCTCAACTGCTACTGTTCCTGCCAACAGAGACTTTCGGGGTGCTTGGTTACTTTCTGGAACTGTAATTAGTGAAGACTTAACTAAAGCAAAAGAAATATTTAAAGATAAAATTCGTGAGGTTCGTGGCCCACTGCTTGACGCTGAAGATGTTGTGTACATGAAGGCAATGGAAGTTGATGACGCAGACGCAAAGGCTGCTTCAGTAACCAAGAAGACTAACCTTCGTGACGCACCCGCTGCATCAGCAATTACAAATGCAGCAAACATTGCAGCACTCAAGGCAGCTTGGGATGCAGACTTGCTTGGTGATAGCCCTTACGCATAAGCGTAGGGGTCATCCCTCTTTGGAGAAGTAGATGGCACTTTCTAAAATAACAAATAGTGGTGTAGCGGCATCTGGCATACCGTCTGGTGGCATTATTCAGGTGCAAAGAACGATGTTTACTAGTACGAACACTGTAACTATGTCAGCAAGCGTTGACACGCCGTTAACAGATTTAACTGTAAACATAACGCCTACAGCAACGTCTAGCATCATTAAGGTTGAGGCTATGATAAATGGTGAATGGGGAACAACTCAGGGTGGGGCAACAGATGGTGTTTGGTTTTTCTTCAGAGATACAACAAAGTTATCACACGCTACTTCTGGTAATAGAACTGTTGGAGTGTTGATGGGTACTGGACTTACTTACTTTGCTGACGAAGCTGCTAGTTCACCAGAACACGCCTACTATTCATACTTTGATTCCCCATCCTCTACTTCACAAATCACATATAAAGTGGGTGTAAATCAACGTAATGGATACGATTGGTTTTTGAACAGAACGGTAGATGATAATGACGGCAACAATTATGAAAGAGGTGTATCATTTATAACAGTCACAGAGATTGCGGGGTAACACATGGCATACATAGGCAAATCCCCAACAGGAACTGGCGTAAGGTCACGCTATTACTATACTGCTAGTGGCAGTGAAACGTCACTGTCTGGTGCAGATGACAATAGCAACACGCTGGTATTTAGCGATGGCAACTATGTAGATGTGTCACTGAACGGCATAGCCTTGGTTGCTGGCACTGACTACAACACTAGCACAGCCAACAC